ATAAATCAATCCAACCAGTATCGACACTAAACTCTAAACCACTAGAATCAACAAAGATTAACAATACCATAGATATAGTTAAGAATATTAATGCCATAGGTCTAGTATTTTTACTTAACCAAGAATCTGATTGCATATCACTAGACCACCTTTTTGATACTTCTTGCATCTCAATAGTATCTTGATTTAATAATGCTAATGCTTTTTCTTTATCTTCAGGTGGTAAAGTTTCGTCTTTACTAATTAAGTTTTTTACAACACCAAACACTCCATTGTCTGGTAATACATCACCTAATGAATCTATTATAGAAGATCCAGCACCACTTAAAAACTTACCTACTTTAGTGTCTTTTAATTTTTTCTTACTCATATTACCATATATTTACTTTTACCATTTTCTTTATATGCTTTAAGACATCTATTTCTATTTTCATCTTTACTTACATAAGAAATATGAACCCAATTAGGATTATTGTCATCTCCAAACTCCCAAATCATTTGGTCAAAATCTAAATTTTCCCTAATATATTTAAACATTTGTGCATTAGTTTTATGTCCAAAAGTATCATCTATATCTATTGCTCTACCTTGACAATGTTGAGATTTTGTACTACCACCTATTGCTTTATTTAATTCGTCAGATCTAAAGAAAGAATTTATTTTGATAGCACCACCTACCCAATCTCTTAAAGGTTCAAATATATTTTGTGCTACTCCACACATATTTGTTAATTGATATGCACTTGGTGTGTTATCAATGTTTAATCGTAAAGCAGTATTAGAACGAGTAGCTTCTTCAAAACTAATATGTTTACTTATACGATCCATTATTACATTTTAATTTTCTTCAACCAAGCGTTCCACTTAGCTGATACGTAATGGTTAAACGTTTCAAATTGATTTGCTAACCATCTTAGTATTCTTACCATAATTTATTTTTTTTCTAAAAGTTGTATTATTTTAATAATTGTATAAACTAACGTTGCAATTATTAGGAGTGATTGTAGTGCTTCGTTTATTTGTGATATTGTTATTATATAAACAGCAACTCCTAATATCGTTGGTTCAAACCCATTCATTATTTCTTATATTTATTTATAATAGATTGTATGCTATCTAATCTAACACTTATTTTCATAGTTAATCCTGCTTCAAATTTAGCAACTGGACTACCATCTTTATATATCATTATTGTAGGTACTGATTTAATTGATCTTTTTATTATATCTTTTTGATCTTCAACGTTTGCATATTGAACTTTAGTATTTTTTAATTTATCTAATCCATTGTATGAATTTTGACTATTCCATTTATAATTAAAATGAACAGTAGTCATATCTTGTCCATAACTAAATACACTAAACAATAATGCTAATATTAATATTCTCATTCTTTTATTATTATTTCATATAGTTTTTCATCTATCTTGTCTAACTTTTCTGAATTAGCATCAACCTTTTCTTCAGTAGATATAATAGTTTCTCTTATTAGTTGATCTTTCAGATCATACTCTGTTCTTGACACCTCTGGTTCCGGTAAAGCCTTAGCTTCTTCGATGTCAGCTTGCAGCGAATACCACATACCGACCACTGTTACTACTACAGCACCTAACGTAATTAAGTTCTCAACGCTTATGTTAAATTTCTTTTTCTTTATCTCTTCTAAATCTAAATCTGCCATAATTATTATTTTATAAATTTACTAAAAACAATATCTAATTCTTTCTTGAAAAATGGGAATTGAAACCTATTACAATCACAAGGTTGGAAACCACTACTAAATAATTTATCGTGTAATAACCAAAAACCCTCATATGCGTAAATATCTTCGTTTTCGAAATTATCGAAGTTATCTATAAAATCTTGATAAAACTCTTTATCTTCTTCTGTTACTTTTTTCTCGAATAAATTCATAATATTAAATTTTAACCACCACTTGCATTATATTGATTAGATGTTGCACCCCAAGCTGCACAAGGTGTTACGGCTGTTTGATAAACACCTCTATTACAATCCATATAACTTGTTCCATTTACATTATAATTGAAAGATGAACTTGTACCACTTCCTGGATAATAACAATTATCACAAGAATTATTTGATACAACATTACCACTATTCCAAGAACCTAAATTCCAACCACCTGGATTAATTCTTTGTATTGTTCTAGCAGTTTCAGTATTATTTGAATTATAATAATATTTATAAACTCTTATATAACCTCTTACAGCAACATAAGAACCTGAATAATGTGCCCGAATATTATTTACTTTCATTCTATTTCCTTGAGTCATTACTTCATAATTACAATTTTGTACACCACTTCCACTTGAACTTCCTTTATCACAATTTCCAAATGTAGTCCAACCTAATTGAGAATGATTATATTGACTTCTATCATATTGAGTAGAATAATATTGTGAATGAACAACAGATGAACCACCTATAACTTCAAATTCGTGATAACCACCTTGTGTACTTACTGAATAGTTAATTGGTGTTGATGTTGTTGAACTTTGTGTACCACCTCTTGATTCTCCAACTGCGTTAACAGCAAATGCTGTTGCATAATATGTTGTTGATTGATTTAATCCACTCATTGTTCTATTAAAAGAACCAGTTGTACCACTTACTGTGTATTTACCATTATTTGCATAATTACTACTTGTACCAAAATAAAATCCTCTTGACGTTATGGTAGCACCACCATCAGATGTAACATTACCATTAGCAACCATTGAAGTTACACTTACACTTGAATTAGAATTTGTATTAACACTTGGTGCTGTTGCATTTGCTGTGTTTTGTGTAATTGTTGATCCTCTACCCTCTCCTATTGAATTAGTTGCATAAGCTGTAATATAATAAGTTTGATTGTATGTTAAACCAGTTTTATTTAAAGTAAAAGTTCCAGTTCCACTACCACCAACACTTGTTTTTGTATTGTTAGCATAATTAGAATCTGTACCTATATAAAAACCTCTATCAGTTATACTAGCACCATTATCACTAGTAGCATTTCCATTAGCTGTAAAACTAGAAGCTGTAACACTTGTTGCTGCACTTGTAGTTACACTTGGTGCAGAAACACTTGAGTAACCATAGAATTCACTCATAGTATCAGGTTCTGTAAAACCAGCACTATTTGATAACGTTCCTAAAGAAACATCTGTTCCTGTTGCACTTCCATCAACTTCTAGTGCTATATCTCCTCTTAATCTTAAAGCCCCTGAACTAGGTACTGCCATAATTATTTAATTTATTTTGTTAAACTGCATTCATTTCAAGATACTCTTGTTGTGAATTTAAAACTTCGTAAGCATATTGCATTATATTTTGAGATGTAAACTCTTCCGAATCTAAATCTATCGGTTCCATTTCTGACCAATCTAAAAATTCAACTGGATTTCCACTATCAAAATCAGCGTGTTCTTTACTTCTATAAATATCATATAAAATATTTAGATAAAAAGTTTTTTCAGTATCACCAGTTGTAGGGTGATGAACTTTAGGTGTTTGATGAAATCCACAAGCTCTTATCTTTAAATAAGCGTCATCATAAGTTCTATCTTCATCAATTACTTGTGTTTTTGGATAAACCATTACAGTTTCAGTTGTTCCTCTTTTATCGTAATCTTCGTGATCTTCTGGAATGTCATCTACATAAGTTCTTGTTTCTTCAATCATTTCAGCATCAGTATCTTCAATCATTTTATACCTTGTTATTTTACCTTGTAAAGCCATAATTAATTATTTTTACATTCTTTTTTACACTCACACTTATCTAATCTACTAGATAATTCTTTTACTGATTCAATTAACAAACCAACTAGACCATTATAATCTACAGTTTTAAATGTATCAGATCCATCAAGTGTGTTTTGTTCTTTTATTAATGATGGTAATACTTTTTCTACATCTTGTGCTATAATACCACCACTAGCTTTTCCATTAGATTTATAATTAAATGTTACACCTTTTAATTGTTTTACTTTATCTAATGCACTATCAATAGTTTCTACATTATCTTTTAATTTTTCATCAGAAGATATTACTGTAGAATATGCTACCACATCTCCCTCTACTTGTAAAGTACCACTATCTTGTAATCGCATATCTTCGCTACCATCAATAAAGAAACTAATTTTGTCTGATAAAACTGTGATATAATCATTTGTATCTAATCCTATTTGTGATACTAGACCTCTTGAATCTAATGAAGCACCATAACTTACTGTGTTACCCATACCACTATGAGCTGTACAATAAGTGTATAATGTTGGTGTATCTTGCTCTGTTGTTATTTGTGTATATGCACCAGCATTACCAGGAGTTCCAACAACTGTTACATTAGTTGAATAAGCTGATCCCCCACTATGTGTACCACCTTGAGTTGTACTAAATCTTAATGGGTGAGTTGCATTAGAATTATCACTTTGGTCAAATCTATATGTTTGACCTTTAGATAATGTTATTACTTGATTAGCACCATCATAATAATATTTATTTCCTGAACCAGGATTTACAACTGTAATTGCTATGTTTGTATATATAACATCAGTTGTATCGTTAATTTTTATATCAGCTAAATTTGTTAATGCAATAGTATCGTTTGCAATTTTTGCACTTGTCACAGCACCACTACCAATTGTAGCAGTACCACCACTAACACTAACGTCACCACTTAATGCTAACGTAGAACCATTACCAAATAGCGTATATACTTCATTGAAGTTTGAGTTTGTTGATTGCATTGCGGTTCTTAATGGATCACCTGTTCCATCATTTGCACTAGTACCAACGTTTATTACTGTTTTTGCCATTGCTTAATTTTTAATATATTGTTTTATCTACTGTTATACTTGTATCATCAACTAGTTCTAAAGTTGTATCTACTCGTAAAAAAGAACCATCTGCATCAAATGGGTATATTGCACCCCAACCATTTGTTTCATTTGTATTACCAAAAAAACTACTTTCGTATATTGATCCAAATGCCATCTTTTATCTTTTTAATATAACTCATTAATTTAATTTCGTTCTGCTTTTTTGTCTTATTATGATGTTTAACGTATTTACCTCTTTTCATTATAATACCCAACCAGTTAAGTTTTGATCTCTCTCAGGGTACATACCACCCTCTTGTGCTGCTGTATATAGTGGGTATGATTCACTATTTTCATTCATATAACCTAAAAATCTTTGAGTGTAAAACTCTGCTTTTTGCTTTGCATCATCAGCTAAACTATCTATTTCTCTTAAAGAAGCACTATCTGAATTTTCAGATCTATGCTTGTAAATACCACCATTACTAATTTGAAAAGCAATGTATGGGATTAGTGTAGCTTGAGAATACCAAACTAACATAGGTTTTAGGTAATCATCAATTAATGTTTGATTCACGGTTGTTAACGAGTTATTAATTACTTCAAATTGCAATCTATCATATAACTTTGTTCCAAGTTGTGTTTGTATGTAGGTGTCTTGTGCAACTTCTACAAATTGTATTAACTTATCTTGGTCTACATTACCATCTATAATAGACTTCCTTTTTAATTCTTTTAATGTTATAAATAGTGCTTTCATTATTTATTATAATTTGGGTGATGTCCTCTATTCGGCATATCTTTTGGTGCAATTGCATATTCTTTTGGATTTGTTGGCTCTTTAAACCCATCTTTTTTTGCATCTCCAATTGACACTTTATCTCCTTGTTTTACTCTCTTTTTATATACGTTTAACATAAATTTGTGTTGACAATTTACACCCCCTTTATATTTAAACAAACTATATCTTTGACCTTTATGACCTAATTCTTTATTAAGTCCTCTAAAAGACATCATTGTTATATCTTCCTTTCTAAATACAACACCTTGTTCAGCTAAGTTTTCCATACTAATACAAAACTTTCTACTATTTATAGATTTTTTTATTGGTGTATATGAATATCTTACTTTAAATGTTGCACTATCTTGATATGATTCTTTGTTAGGATTTGCATCAGATTTACTAGCTTGATTAGAAAAGTTCTCTAAATCAAAGTCTTGATCTGAATCTTCTACTACTTCTTGATGAACTAGTTCCCATTCATTATCATCTATTTTTTCTCCTAATGACTCTAATTGATTCAATAGATCATCAGCTTCGTCATCATTCATCTCTAATTTTTCCTCACTAGACAACTTTTCTCCTGTTTCTTCTTCTCTTTTAATCTTAGTTGCTATATTATCTAACTCAGTAAATTCAATAGGTTGTAACGTTACAAAATATAAGTTTAGATATATTTCATTAAAAGATAAAATAGTCTTAAGAGAGTCTATTAAAAGTGCTTGAAATGGTCGTATAACGATGTTGTCCATTAATATAGAAGCTGTTCTTAATTCTTCTGCATTGTTACCAAAACCAGTGTTATCTTTTATACCTAATAATATAGGTGAAACAACTCCGTGACCAATCATAATTTTTTCTCTCGATTCCTTTGCTAAAAAATCATATTGTGCGTGTGCGTCTGGTAGGTTTATTGGTTCTACTGATGCTTGTGTTTCTGCATCTTCGTTAAATGCTAATATAAATCTACCTGCATTTGATGATCCACTAAATTTATCATATATCTTTCTTTCTATTATTTCTTGTGCTTCATCACCAGGAACACCATTATTAAAGTTTAATAACATAGATGGTTGTAAACCATTCTTAATGTTGTTTATATGGTAGTTAGATACCTCTTCTTCTAAATTACAATATTGCAAACAACCTTGATAATCGACTGGTGAATAATAATAAAAACCAGGTCTATAAGGTTTTACACAATATATTTCAACTAATTCACTTTTTTTACCAAAACCAAATGCTGGTATTCTTTTTGGTTTATCACTAGGTTTTATATCAGTCCATTTAGGGTGATAATAATATGCTTTTATCTTGCCATCTTTTGCTTTCTCAGCTCTAAGTGTTTCAGTAGGAAAGTGATAAATTCCATTGATCTGAGTTTTTCTCTTGTCATAAGTAACTTGTATAGATGCTTGACCTAAAAGTTTTAAATCATTTACTATTCTCTTTAATTGGTCAGGTTTTAGTATCGCCTGCATTTTACCAAACATCTCTGCTTTTTCTTGTGAATCAGTTGCATCTAACCCTCTACCATATATCATATCGACAATACCATTGACACACCTTGAGTTAGTTGCACTACCTAAATATCTTTCTATAATCTCATCAAAGTATGCGTTATTTTCTCCATACTCAACCCAATTATGTCTTTTACTTTCAATTACTTTAGGTACTTCATACCCTGCTAAATTGATTATCTTTAAATTTTTACTCATATTACTATATATTGTTGTTCAGTTGTTTCAGAATCAAACTCATCATATTTACTTTGATTTAATGTATGACTAGTAGTATAATTCACTTGACTTGTTGCATATGCTTTACCTCTATAAATAAGAGTTGATCCTTGTTTTATCTCAAATGAATAGTTACCATCTTCAGCTAAGATACTAAACGTGCAAGACATATTTAAGAAATTACCATTAGAAGATAACGCACTTGTTATATTACTTAACGTTTGATTTTTCTTAGTTCCATCTTCTACTATCTTTAACGTTAAATTACTAGCAACTATATATGATCTTGGTATAATGCTAATAGTTTGTGCGTTTGTGTTTGGCAATAATGTTGTCATAAGTATATAACTAAAATTGTATCATATTGTTCCAAAAAAAAAGAGGATCAAATTGATCCCCTCTTTCGTATTAAGAAAAAAACACTCTATTAAGAGTTTGATCCTACTGTTCTAGTTATTGTACCACTTAACCCAGCGAAATCAGTTGAGTTAAACACGAATTGACCAGCAGTATGTGCCATAAACACAGCTGGTAAAGTTTCTTGAGCTGTGAAAGTAAGTGTATAACCACTTAAGTCTCCCATTGCAGCACCAGTAACAATTGTACCACCACTTACGTCAGCTCCATTAACTAATCCCATCATCATAAAGTTACCATTGTAATCTTCAACAGCAATATGTGGTCTACCATAAGCCATTAACTTTAACTCTTTGTTATCAGCTTTAGATAACTTTTTAAGTGTTAAGTTCAATGTTTGCTCATAGAAAGTAGTACCATTTTCTCTTGAAGAGTTCACGGTTTGTTCTAATGATGAATTTCCTTTTACTTCATATACAAAATAAGTTAATGCACCAGCAGTACCGGTCATATTAGTTATCTCGTCATTCGTAAGAGTCACAGTACCTAATTTACTAAAGTCAACAAAATAAACATTTTTTATTCCACCAACTACGTCTTTACAAGGTTCTTTTCTTCCAAGTGTTAAATCACAAGCCATAATTATTATTTTTTATAAAAAAAGGTAGGTAAGATAATCCCCCCTACCTTTCTTTGAGTTATACAATTTATTTATTAAGAGTAAAGAACGATGTCAGATCCAATAGCGTGTTGTATACCCGCTGTAAATCTCATTACTACTCTTACGTTTTGGCTTCCATCAATATCTGCCATATCGATTACCTTAACTTCGTTTTGGTCATTTAATAAACCACAACCGAAGAATAAGTTACCTTTTTCAGCAGCTACCGCTGTGTTAGAAGCTAAACCAGGTGCCATAACCATATTGATACCATCAAATGTTAATGCACCACCATTGAACCATTGTGTACCTTTGTTGTCAGTACCAGCAGCACCTACATTAGATGCAAAACCACCTAATGCTCTTACATATGCTCTATAAATATTGTTTGATACATATACAAACAAATCTTCAGATCCATAAACTGCGCTTGGAACTGCATCTACAATTTTACCTAGTTCAGTAATTACGTTTGCTGAAGTAACTGCACCAGCACCTACGTCAACTACGTCTGCATCTGCTAATAATGTAGTTTTGAATCCATCAAACTCACCAGCGTTAGCGTTAGTACCATTCCAAATGTTTTGTTCCATTTTTTGTGCTACCTTATCTGCTACGTGAGCAATTAAAAAGTCAGAAAAAGATGGTGGCAAGTTGTCAAATGCAGAATATCCCATTTGCACTGCTTCCCAATCTGCTCTAAAGTCTTTCTTACATAGTTGTAAGTTAACTTGAAACTCTTCTGGAGTAAGAATTCTCTCAGTAAGAGTTAATGTTGAAGTTGGATCAAAGTCACAAGACGCATCTTTTACGATGTCATTTGTAGATACTTTTTTCATTACTTCTTTGTACTTGATGTTTGGCTTGATAGATATATTACCCTCTGCCAAAGTCTTACCTGATAATAAAGCTGCAGAAACATATTTGCCTGCGAATTCACCAGAATAAGTTGTCGTTAAATTATTTGTTGTCGCCATTTTTTACGAATTAAATTTGATTAATATTAGATTATGCTTCTGATGCCCAAATACCTACTCCACCTGTTACATACCAAGCAGTTGTAGATATAGCTTTAATTGTACACCAGTCACCTTTGTTTGCTGTAGCTTTTGTGTTAACCCAGTCTTTGTTAGCTGTACCACTAGCTACTGAATCAGCAGCTGCATTTGCGATACTTCCATTTATACCATCAGCTGCAGCAGGAGATAAAGTAATAATGTTATTACCATCAGCTCCAGTGTTTCTGAATGTGAATTCCATACCAATATTATTGGCGTTGATCTCAGGTAATGTTATAACTAATGCGTCAGTCGCAATGTTAAATTCACCACCTGCTTGATTAGCTGTTACGCTTTGAGATGCAGTAAGAGTTGTTTGTTTTGATCTTGCTCTCAATACATCATTCGAAGTTGTTATTGTCGTAGACATAATTTTAAAATTTGATTAATTATTAGATATTGCGTTTAATACTCTTGAGTAAGTTGTGTTTTGTCTTGCATTAGTTGAATATCTAATACCTAATTTTTCACTTACTTCATTTTCAGGAGAATGTGCTAAAGGTTCAGTAACTTCATCACTAGAAAGTTCTTGTGGAACTTCAGGACTTGTTTCTTCTTTTGCTTCAACCATTCCTCTTAGTTTTTCAACCATAGCTTTAATCTCTGCAACTTCTTCTATTGTTGCATATTTAGGTGCTTCCTCAATAATTTCTTCTTGAGTATCTTCCATAGGATTTTCAGCTAGTACCTCTTCAGCAGAATAAGACACTTCTCTAATGTCATCTTCTTGCTTTTGAGTTTCATCATTTGCGTTTTCTGAAACGCTTTTTGATTCCACCTCTTTTTTAGATTTAGGTGTTGATTCCTTTAATTCAACTTCTTTTTCGATATTAGTTTCTTCAACTTTTTCTACTTCAGTTGATGATAAAAGGACATCTTTAAGTTTATTTACTATTTCACTTGCTCTCATAAGATTAAGAATTTATAGTATAACTTAAGTAAATATTATTGTTTTAATTTCAAACCTTACCTATACCCTGTGCTTCTAATGTACCATCACAACATTTTTTGTGATAAGTTCTACCATCAGGACATAGACACCCTCTTGAAGAAGATCGAGGGGAAGAATGGCTTAATGTAGCGTCCTTTCTTCTTTTCATCTTTTCTTGGTTTTCTTTTTCTTGTATTTATGTTTACCTGGCATAATTATTAATTTTTTATTGGAACACAATTAGGAACTTTCACACCATTCTTGGTTTTCATACCTATTTGCTCATATCCTGATTGACAAGGATCATCTTTGTCTTTGAGATTGTGTTCCTCACAAGGCATATACCAAACATCACCATCTAATTCGTGTGTATGATACCCTGAACAACCCATATCTTCTGCAGCTTTCTCAGCTTCTTCTTTCGTTGAGTACGCTGCTCTACCATCTATAATGATAGCTGATGCTTCTATTGCATCAAGACCTTTTAATTTAGAAGTAGTCCAATTTAACATTGATTTACCACCCCATAATAAATATGAAATTGTTCCACACGCTTCATTATTCCCTGGATCATAATATGCACTTGCTCTTGATAAATAAGAATATATTCTTTTAAGTGTTGATAATGTAAATTTTTCTCCTCTAGCTAATTGCTGCGCTCTTACTTTACCAACTTGTGTTGCACACTTGTTGTTTAGTTTCTTGTTCAGATCAATACCTCTTTTTGCATTGTTCTTAGCTGATTGTGGGTAACCACCATAACTTTCTAAATCTACTTCTTCTTCTAAAGCTGATAGTGCTTCCATTAAGTCAAAGTGTGCGTTCAACTCATCTAAACAACTATCACACGCTTTTTCTTCTATACTTTCTTTTGGTCTTTCCATCTTGTCAGCAAAGAATCCCTCTATTGAAAAACCTTTAACCTCTTCATTTTTTACTCTTTCCCATACATCATCATTTAATACTTTCATAGATACAACCCAACTTCCTTTTGGTAAGTCAAAACCATAAGCATTAGATTTATCGTTAGTTGGATCATCAACAATCCAAGACTCTACAACACTCATTCCATTTAACTCGATCTGATGCTCATATGTTGAATTGTTTTGTTTGCTTTTTATAAAGAATAACTCTGATGCTTTACGAACAGTATTTTCGCTAAAGTATATGTAATAATCTTCATTATCATCTGCACCTTTTCTAAATATCTTTTTATTAGGTATTAATGCAGGTCCCATAAGAATTCTTTTCTCACCATCTACTTCTGCTAATCTAACTTCTTTATGTTCTTTAAGTGCTATAAAATCTTCTTCAATAGCTGGGTTTTCTACAATAGATATTGCTTCTATTCCACTTATCTCATTATTTTCATCAATGATTAACTCTATTACATTTTCCATATTATTATAACTTAAGTTTTATTTTTTTGTTTTATATAGAAGAATTAACTATAACTGATCTTGCTAATTGTTGTGCTGTTGTTATTTCGCTTTCTACTACAAATGCTTTTATAGGTTTCTCTTCAGCTCCAGCAATAGTTTGTGCAAGTTGACTAGTTTGTGTTGCACCCACTACATTAAATGATGGTGCTTGTACTAAAGGTGTTGGTGCATTACCAACTATTGCACCACTTGAAGTAGCACTCTCAGGATTACGTATTTCTTTAATAGCTTGAACTGCTGATGCTGTTGTTGCAATTACACCTGTTGTAGCTGTAATTTTATTAGTTGTAAGTAAAGCTGTTCCGAGTGATGCTGTTAGAGGATTAGATAGAAGTGGTAATGCAGCTGCGTCAGCTATATTTTTATTAGCTATAATTTTTGCTATTGCACCAGCTTTTTCTACAACCACTCCTGCTATTGCTAATGTTTTATTTTCTCCTGCTAATTGTTGTAATAACTTACCTACTTGAACTGCTGCTTGAGCTGATACTCGTAAACTTTTTGCTTTTGCTTGATTTTCCTTTTCAGATATTTTAGCTCTTTGTTCAGCATAAAATTGTTCTACTTTAGTTACATCTTCATTAAATCCTATTCTACTACCTAATTCTTCTTCTTGTGCATCATATAAAATATTTAATTCATTTAATGCTTCTTGTTGTGCTAAGTTTATTCTTTCAAGAGCATTTTCTCCTTGATACTCTTTCATAAAATTATTCAGATCATTTAACGCACCCTCTAGACCACTTTCTTCAGCAAATCTAATTGCATCAAATCCATCTTTTAATTCATCATTAGGATCAAGTAATCTTTCTATTATATTTCTATCGTCCTCTAATACATCATCATTTAGTGATTCAAATAGATTATCGTCAATCGGTTCTATATCACCAAACTTTTTTATTCTTTCATCTACAAATTCATTTAATTGTCTTTCACCATCTATAACTTGATTTAATAAATCTAAATCTATATCTCTTTTAGCTATGGTTGCTTCCATTTGACCAATTCGAATATCATTACCTCTAATAATATTTTTTACCCTAGCTTCTGTGCTTACTGTAAGTGTTCCCTCAGCTCTACGAGAATCTACTGTTTTTTGTAGTTCTATATTTTCTTGTTTTAGAGTTGCTATTCTACCTTTTTTACGTTCAAATGCTTTCAAGTCTTTTGCATTAAACTTTTCTAATTGGTCATTAAGTTCGTTGCTTTTTGTAGAGAAGTCTAATTGTAATTCAAAAAACTCTTTAGATAGTTCTCTTCTTTTTTCACCACTAATAAGTTGTTCATCTAGTGCGTCATTTAATTCTTTGTTACCTCTTAGTAGTGCATCTAAAGCAGTTGCTTGATCTTGTTGTGAAGCAGTTACATCATCTAATATTTGTAGGTATCTTTCAAGTGCTGCTCGACTAGCAATTGCTTCGTCTTTTATTGAAACCATACCCTCTTTTATTTTTTTACTACCACCAAATATAGAAGCTACTAATTTTTCAATATCATCTCTAAAGAATGTTAATAATGCAAGTACACCTTGTATTGCTAATACAAAAGCACCACCTTTCATTAATTGACGTTTTAATAAAGTCAATACATTTTGTGTACCACCAACTTTACCACTAAGTATCTCAAAGTTGTTAGCTAAGTTTGATAAGTTGTTTGTTACACCAATAATACCAAATGGTGCATCAGATATTGTTCTACCAAATTCTACAATAGTATTAGATGCAAGACCAGTGTTTGCAATCATATCAGCATTTACTTGATCTTGACTTTTAGTAGTAGTTGTAAGTTTACGTAACTCAGCTTCTACTTGTGCAATCTTTGCATTATACTTACCATATTCAACAGAGTTTTTAGCTAAAGAATCTCTTTGTTGTTTTAGTGTTCTTATTTGCTTTTCGAAACTAGATGCAGTTCCCTCAAGAAGCGTATCGGTCTTTTGTATTTCTCCATTGATCTGAACAAATGCCTGTTCAAGTGTTTCTACCTCTTGACCTAATTCGTCAATGACAACTTTACTTTTGTCAATAACCCTTATAGTATAAATTAATTCTTTACCCTTTGCCATTGATTACTCTCTTAAAATGTTCACGAACTTCTTTCATATTTTTCTTTGCTTTGTATTTACCTTTAGCAATATCTACTCTCTCACTAATACCATAGTGATCGTCTAACTTTAATAACTCTATTAAATTTCTAATCATTATTCATCTGTTTGATCTGACGTAATTATTGCACTATCTACATAAATATCAGTCGCATCTACTGTTAAGTTTCCTACTAGTATGGAATTTCCTGATACACATACATCGTCATCAAATTCTGCTTTACCTACAACAGTTACTGTACCAAGGAAATTAGCAGCACCTCCTACACTAAGAGCACCAGCAATACTAGTTGCTCCTCCTATGGTAGTTGTACCTCCAACTGCTAAATTACCTACA